ATTCGATGAGGGCCGTGGTGTCGGAAGGGGGCGTGGGCGACAGATAGATAGTGGCGTTGTCCTTCGGCGCATAGTATTTGGTAGGAGCGCAAGACGTGTAGTCGGGCCAGTAGGCGGTGAGGAACTCGTTGTTCTGTTCGAGCAGATTGTTCCAGCCGTTGGTGGCGCAGACCTGAATGGACTTGAGGACAAGGAGATCGCTAGGAAGATCGAGCGTGCGCGTGGCCGCGCTTACGGAGACGGCGGTAAAGCGAAAGATGTTGACCGGGTCGAGGCGCCGCTGTAGATGGGACTGGGCACGCTCGATGATGGAGGGGAGCGCAGCGACGAACTCGCTGGAGTCTTCCTCCATGTTGGCGATGATATCGGTGGTGAGGGTGCTGTAGGTGTAGGGCATCAGCGGCCAATCCTAATGAGGACCTTGCCCCGTTCGCGGTCTTCACGCATAGCGGATTTGACTGCCCGTTCGTATTCCTGCTTGATGAAGGTGAGGCGGTCGATAGGAACGGCGGCGCCACGGCGCAGGCCAATCCAGTAGGCGAGGCCGAACACGACAGCGGGCAGGAAGCGGCGCGGCACGTCGATGTTATCGAAGGCGCGCAACGTATCTTCCGAGTTCTTCTGGATGGTCAGGACCACGCTATAGGTTTGGTCGGGGACAGGCCACAGATTCATAATGTTGGCGTCACGCCGACGATCCCACCAGTAGCGGGTAGGGCGTCCAGTCTGGGACTTGGTGGGGATTTCCGCCCACCGTTCGTAGCCGTCGCGTTCCAGCAGGATGTCGGTGCCGCTAGTGCGGACGCTGGCCACCAGTACGTCAGAGATGGACGGGCCGAAGGAAATAGACGTAGTGGAAATTGGAACGGGGATTACCGTGGTTTCGATCTTGTGGAGAAGGATGTTCTTGTTTTGCAGATCGGTCAGCAGGTAGTCGAGGCCCCGGCGGGCGCTGATCAGTTCGTCGGCAAGGACCGGGCCACCACCCACCATTGCGACTGCATCTTGCAGGAGGTCGTCGAAGGCAGGATCGAAAGAGGAAGTGCCGCTGGTCGCCACAGATTATGCTCCGGTGGTAGGAGTGGCAGACCCCGCCAATGCGAAGCCTGCCAAATCCTGTTAGTCGATAACGACGTGGACCAGGAAGTTGCCGGTGGTGACCGTCGAAACAGCGATGGACACCTGGGCAACCACCGTCGTATCGACGGCAAACGGCGTGTTAATAGCAGCCACCTGCGCCGCAGTAGGCGTGTAAGCCTGCCGCCGAACCGTGTTGACGGTAACGGCAGACTGGATGAGCGACACGTTGGCGGCGGTACCCACCTGGACGTTGGTGCCCACGCCCGTCTGGTCGTAGCCGGTGATAACGTCGATGACGGCCTCATAAATCGTAGCGCCAGCGGGAGCCACGAAGAGAGGGATGGTCGTAACGCCAATGGCCGTGCCCGTCTGGGACGGGGTGAGGGCCACCGTGTAACGGCCTGCGACGCGAGCCTGCCGCTGGCTGACGGTGTCTGGACCCGGCGGCTCACGGTTCTTGATGTCGAGTGGAAAGCTAAAAGAAGTCATCTGATTCTCCTGTTGGGTGGAGGAAAGGGGGCCGAAGCCCCCAATCCATTAGGTGGAACCAGAAGAACCGTACCACTGACGCCAGTCAGACCAGCCGAAGCTATAACGCTCGCGGGCCTTGTAGCGCATGTTGCCGGTCAGGAAGTCCACATCGTCCTTCGTAGCCAGCGAAGCGCGGACGAACATCTTGGTGCCGTTCGGAACGTCCGTCCGGATGAACCAAGCATTCGGGTCCGTGAAGCGGTGGTTGACGGTGTAGCCCTTCGAGAACAGGCCCATGTCCTTCATGGCGTTCGTGTCGTTATCGCCCGTCCCAACGCGGAGGTCGGAGAACAGGATGCGATGTGCCACGAACTGAAGCTGCGGCGGGATGTGCAGGCTAACCGCCCGCGCCCCGATCAGCAGACCACGGTCGTCCTTCGTCAGCGAGATGTTGATGAGGGACGCTTCGAGCGCCGTTTCGGACAGGTCCGAACTGGTGCGGTTGGACTGGGTACCGGCGGCCAGGGTCGGGTGGTCAGTAGCGAACAGACCCTTGGCGTCACCACCAGCATAGAGAGAACTGGTCGAGAAGCCGTTGTTGAAGACGTTCGCCGCCTTAACCTGCTTGGCGTTGGCCATGGCACGGCCCATCGCATTCGCCTTCATCTTACCCGTGGTGCCATAGAGGTTATCCTCGATAGCTTCCTCGGTGATGGCGAACGCCATGGCAACCGTCTCATGGGTGTAGCGGCTGGTCCAGGCTTCGGAGGCGGTGTCGAAGAACACCTGATCGCCTTCCGACTTTACCGGGGCCGTGCCGAAACCCGTCATCAGCACTTCTTCTTCGAACGAGCGATCCGACTTCTCCGTATCGAAGAGAGGCGTATGCTCGTTGTCAACACTCTTGTAGGCCGTGCCGAAGATAGCGTTGAGGCCGGGGACAAGCTGCTTCGCGAACTGAGCGCGAGTCAAAATAGCCATGTTCTATATCCCCTTATTAGAACGCAGAAACCTGCTCGATGATCGGACCATTCAGCTTCACGATCACCACCGGGAACGGATCGCCCCAGGCGTTATCGGGAATGTTGGCCAGACCCACAAGCTTCAGCGCCGTACCAACAGCAGACGTGCGCGTGGACGCATCCAGCGCATACTGCGACGTGCCATACACGGTGTTAACGTCGCCGCCAGCCGCCGTCACATTGAAGTTCAGCCCCAGGTCACCCGCCGTAACAGAGGCGTCGGCCTGCACCATGAAGATGGCGTTCGGGTTGTCAATGACATAGGCGGTCGGGCGATCCGAACCTTCGAACAGGCCAGCCGAAGACACGTCAGCAGGGATCGCATTGCGAAGCTGCGGGCCAGACAGGGCATCAACCCAGGCAAAGCCGTTAGCCACACCGAGCAGCGGGCCATTGCCCGTGCCAGCAGAAGTAATCACACCGCCGCTCAGCTTGACCGGAGAACCCTTGCCAAGGTCCGGGCAGTTAGCGCCGTTGGGAAGCGGGTAAGCACGAACCTCGTTGCCATGCGAGCCGAAAGCAGCAATGGCGCGGAGTCCGAAAGGTGCAAAAGACTGGGGCACCGTATCCTCCTTTATATGTTATCCGAACGAGGGGCGTCGCCCTCGGGAAAATCGCTTGGAACCTTCATTGGCAAATCGCTGCTGTCGGCCCGCACTATCCTCGTAGCTCACCGTCTTCATATCGAAAGCCTGTTCCGCTTGAATGGCCCTGTCTTCAGACCACTTTTGGATGGCTTCCGCCTTACGTCGAGGCAGCTTACCTAGGACAAGGTCGCCGTTGATGGCAGCGCCTGCCAGAGCAGAAATCTTACTTTCGAGGCCGGGGAAAACGTAGCCAGCGGGAACTTCTTCCAGCGGCACGAATGCCCACCCTTCCCTCATGCGCTGAGAAATGTTGTTGAAATCATCCTGGTCCCCGTTGCGAAACCGAATCCAGCGATAAGCGTACTGGTCCACATCCGGCATGGGAGGAATTTCTAGCGCATTCGGAGGATTATACTCCATGTCGAGAGAATTTTCAAGAGGCTCGTCAACTGCATTGTCAGTAACGGAACGCTTGCCGCGCATTACAGAATCTCCGTATATTGGCTAGTAGTCTGTTGTGCCCGTTCGGCTCGCGCCTTTTCACGAGCATAGTCTTCCACGCTGATGCCAAGATGGTTAGCCATCTCGCGATCAGACTGTGTAATAGTTACCCGAATCTTCCCGTTAGTTGGGGCGGGGGCACTTCGGTTCTGGATGGTCGGATTGGTACCGGCCCGTGCGGGCGCCTGCTTCACGCCCATCTTGGCGGGGAACTCATTGCGAATGCGCTTATCGAGTTCGTCGAAGTAGTCGGGGTCGTCAGGCGCATAGCCATCGGCAACCATCTGCTGGTCGAGGGCACGGGCGCCCGCCGTCATAACGGGGTCCTTGCCAAACCACGTCTTGTTGCGCTCGTACCACTCGCGGGCTACCGGAGAGGGGGCACGGCGGGCAGGCTGTTCAGGCTGTGTCCGCTGCGTCTGCTGCGGGGTGTCCGACCCAGATTGCTGAGTCGGCTTCGTAGGGATCGACCGCTTGTCCCTTTCGATCTGCTGGCGTTCGGCCGCCAGAGAGGCCATCTTCTGCTGGACCTCGAAAATCTTCTCGCGGTCGCCAGCATCGAAGGCAGCATCGAAGTCACGGCGAAGGGCCTGGATGGAAGCGTCAATGGTCTTCGCATACAGGTCGAAGCCGATGGCAGCGCCGTCGTTGGCATCCTTCTCGAAGCGGGTAGCCCGCTCTTCGGCGGCGGTCAGGCGGGCTTGCGCGTCGGCCAGTTGTCGGGCATAAGCGTCTCGCTGGGCCTTGAGCCGCTGGCTACGAGTTAGCTTGCGACGCTCGCCAGAAGGAGATGCGGAAGTGTCATCGTCATCGTCATCGTCGTTGGTAGAGGGAGCAGCCTTGGTAGTAGGGGCCTGCTCCTCCTGCACCACTTCGATCTCGGGGACGAGGTCGGCGCCCTCGTGGATGATCTCAATGTCGGACGCTGCTGCCGCTGCTGTAGAGGGAGTGCTACCTGGATTGTCCAGGTCGAGTTCCTTGTAACCATCAGACATGGGAATTTATTCCTTGAAGTTGGCGTCGAGATGTTCAGGCTGATCGACCACCAGTTCGATGGAGGATGCCTTGACGAGAAGCAGCTTGACGCCCTTCCACCAGATTTTCTGGCCAGCGAACTTCGCATACACGATGTAGTCGCCGGGCTTGACCCACGGGCCTTTACGGTAGATATCCTCGTCAACGAAGGCCAGTTCGCCCAGAGCAAGGACGCGGCCCACGGTGTTGAGGTATTCATGGGATTCTCGGAACGTGTCAGGGATGATGATTCCGCCCGCAGATTTGCGCCGCACCGGCACAGGTCGGACAAGAATCCCCACGCCGGGAATCCTGGGCAACGGGTTCGGATCGGGAACTTCGTCTTCCGTAACCCATTGGTCGTTGGTGAGTGCCCCGTCGAGGGCGGTTCGCGCGGTAATCATCAGTCCCTTTCTTCCATCGGTGTTTGTTCAAACAGTTCCTTGAGGATAGTCACGGCCGTTTGCAGGCCGCTTATCGTGCCGCAGATGCGGGCATAGTCGTCGTAGGATTTGGCTGCGCCGCGCGCGAGAGAGTCTTTCTCCCTCTCAACGCGCTTCTGCACCTCAGCTACGTATTCAGATAGCAGTCTCATCGGATCGGCTGGTTAGCCCTTTCCGCAAGTTTAGCGGCTTGAGCATCGGCTAATTTGGCCGAACTGTCAAGTATTTTCCCAGACGCCGCAATCTGGTTCTTCTTGGTCTTATCCTCTGCATCCAGAAGCATACCGGCTTCCTTCAAATCCAGTTCGCGATTCTTCAATGCGATCTTGGCCGCCTCCCTAACATCCTGCGACTGGATGCGGTTGGCAGACAATTGCAGTTCAGCCTGATTAAGCTGAAGCATCTGCTGCTCCACACTCGGGCCGCCCTCGCCGCCCATGCCAGACTGCGCCGACATCGCCGTAAGTTGGGTGGCAATCTGAGCCTGCACATTCTCATCCTGGATAGGCATACCCATCTGCTGCGCCAGCATCATCGCCTGGGCCACGAACATCAGGACCTTGTGTTCCGAGATGTTCGACACCAGCAACTGCATCCCCACGGCAACCGTCGGGTCATTGGTGCCCTGCATCTGGGGCGACTTGAGGAAGGCTTCCTTCACCGCCACATGCGCCGCATGATTCTGGCCCAGTTGCGCCTTGATCGGCTTACCGGACATGGCCACCCGAATCTCAGTGAGGGGGTCGGCGCTGATGGCGGAGGCTTCCGGATCGACCAGCAACTTGTCGATGCCCTCAGTACCCATCGCATAGTAGAAGCGGCGCAGCGCCTCCTTCATGTCGTGGAGTTGAGGGAAGCGGGCCGCCATCTCCAGTTCGACCTGGGCGCGGGCAACACGCTGCGATTCAGTAAGCGCATTGGGGTCCGATGCCGGAAGCACATCGACAACACCGGGATCGAAGTCAGTGCGCTGGACGTACTGGTTCTCAGAGTTGACGACGAAGTTGACAGTGTCGGGCAGGTTCTCATAATTCAGTTCCCCGATCAGCTTGAGGAACTCGCCCTGCGACTGGTGCAGGCGCTTATGAATAGACGAGTAGAACCGCTGTGACGTTTCCAGCAGCGCCAGCGTAGTAGCCACAGGCCCATAGTTGGCGCCTTGCGCTGCCACCTCATCGGCCGCGTCAGCGAACTTCTGGCCCGAATCCACCATGAACTTCAGCAGGCCGAACAGGGTCTGAGAGGGTTCCTTGCTGGGCAGCGGGAAGAACGCCTTGCTCAGTTCCTCCGGCGACAAGTTAACGTCGCGCCACTCACCAAAGCCCAGCGGCGTATCGGAGTCGGAGAACTTGGCATCCTGAGATTTGAAGCCTGCCTGCCAGTTGGCATACTGGCCACTATCGACAAGGGCGCGCAGGGCCACGGTGGAGGCCGCTGCAAGGTCGCCGATGAGGTGGACGTAACCAAGGGACCAGAAGCCGAAGGCGGGAATGCAGTGATCGACCGTGTACCACAGACGCTTGGTGCGGGCGATGTCGCCTTCACGCCAGTTGCGCTTGATGGAATAGACGCTGCCCGTCTTAACATTGAAGTGGACGATGTAGGGAGCCATGCCACCTTCCGGCAGCAAATGGTCGGCGCCTTCCAAATCCAGGTAGCAATGTGCTTCACCGACGGAATAGCCCTTGCGCTCCATCGAAAGGTCGAAGCCTTGGGCGCGGGCAATCGCCTCGGTAATCTCGTTTGCTTCGAGGGTTTCCTCCGCATCGCTGTCGTCAGGCTGCACGAAGACGCCCGTATCGACGAGGTGTCGCATCTTGCGCGGGGACAACTCCATGACCTCGGTATATTCGTCAGCATCCCTGAGATGGGTAGCCGCCGGGTCAATGTAGAAGTTCTCGGCATGGACAATCGCCGGTTCGCGCATTCCAGTGAGGGAGT